CGTGGTTGCCACGGATGTTGCGTTGCACGCCGTCGTAGGACTGGCCCGACGGGGTGGTGCCGGGCGTCATGTCCAGCGTGAAGGTGTAGCCGTTGGAGAGTTCGCGCTTGCCGTTTTGCAGCGCATCGATGGCGTCTTTGCTGCGAACGACAAGGGTTGCGGCCATGAAGTCGCCCTCGCGCCGCACGCCGCGCACGTCGCCGCGCGCAAGCTCGCTCCAGTTGTCGCGCGTGACGCCGCCCGCCGGGTGGTCGATGGTGATGGGGCAGCCGTCAAATGTGGCCATGCTCCGGGGGTCGAACACCTCCGAGTGCGGGCGGTACAGGCGCAGCGTGCGCATGGGGTCGCCATCGGTCAGGCCAAGCTCGAAGGCGCGGTATTCCTGTATGCCGGTGCGGGCGATCAGGCCGGGTGCCACGAGGTAGCCCTCGTCGGTGACGGTGCGGCTGGTGATGCCGATGCGGTCGCTTGCAAAGATGGGTTTGTTCATGTAGAGTTCAATTCATGCCCGCGAAACGTTCAGGACGTTTGAGGCCGGAGCCAATTGGCTATCAGGTGCTCGTCGCGGGCTATTTCTTTGCCTTGCCAATCGTGTAAAGGCTGACCAGCGCAAGCTCCTTGCGTCCTGTCCTAACTTCCATTACGGCTCTGAAATTCCAGCCGTCCATCTGTTTGTCGAAACCTATGGCGTCACGTCCGATGACGGTTTTCCCAATGGCGGAAATGTTTTCCTCGCTGGTTGAGAGAATCGACGGCAGTCTTCCAAAGTCATCCGGAGTGATTTGTTTTTGGCCGCGCGAGGCTTCGTGTGCCGTGCCGTGTTTTTTGAGCGTGTGCTGCATGGCGTGCGTGTCGGCGATAGCACGGTATCCATCGAGTTGATGGCCAGTTGCCTTGGCGACGTCCTTGGCGTCGAACGACCCAGCCGGATGTTTGACCAATGCGCAACCAGGCTTTACTGACTTTGCCGCAGCCGAAAGCGATGCGCCACCTGCTTCTGTCCACTTCCCATGCTCGTCGCGCGGCTGGTCCGGGTTGAAGCCGTCATAGGCGCTGGCCCACTCGCCGAAGTAGCGCCCGATGGCCGCCGCCGCCAGGCCGGTATTGACGGCGCCGCCGAGTGTCAAGCCGCTTGATCCATCGTCGCCGCCGTCCTCGCCATCGCCGCCGCTGTCGTCAAGATCAAGGACGGGGACGGCAACGCACCGGCAGTTGACGGGTTCGCCCGGGTTGCCGGTGGCGGGCGGGGTGTCCCACTCGAATTCCTGGCCGTCGAGCGCGGCGTGTTCGGTGCGCACGCGCTCGTCTTCGGCGGTTTGCCAGACGTAGCGGCTGATGCCCAGCGAGGTTTGGCGCAGCATGGTCATGGCGCCGTTCATCTTGCTGGTCTGGTCGCGCGCGATGAGCTTGGCGCGGTGGTCGGTGACGTCGCCGAGGCTCTGCAACTGGCCGGCCAGGTCTTCGTAGCGCAGGCCGGCATCGATGCCGGCCGTCAGGCGTTCGGCGATGGTGTCGAAATATTGCTCTGGCAGGCTCTTGATCAGGCCGATGTTGGCGCGGGTGGCGGCATCCATGACCTGCTGCATGGCGGTGTTGCGCGTGAGAAAGCCGCCGATGTCGATGCCGATGGAGCGGCGAACGCTGTCGGCCAGGCGCGCATCGGTGCTTTGGGCGGCGCGGGCGGTGGCGGCTTGGGCCAGCCGCTGCGCGGCGCCCTCGATGCCGAACTGCTGGCGCAGGGCTTGCACGCGCGTGCGGATGATTTGCGCGGCGGGGCCGGGCGTGCTGGCGCGGTCGTGCGCCGTGATGCTGTCCGCGGCAGGGCGGTAGAGCGGCTCCAGTGATTGGAGCAGGGGCAGCAGTTCGCGCTGCGCGCGCGCTTTCAGCTCGCCGGTGACGGCCAGCAGCGCGGCTTTGTACCAAAGCTCGTCCGCGCGCGAGGGGCGCACGGGCCGGAGGCGGCGGTTGCGGCGCGCGCGCGCCCGCACGCCGCGCGCGGAGGCCTGCGCGGCGGTTTGGATGAGGGTGGGCATGGATGGGGCGCGGTCAATCCTGCGGCGGGTCGCCGCTGCTTTGCTGCGCTGGCGGCTTGCCCGGCGCCGCGCTGGGTTGGATGGCGGGGCCGACGGCCAGTTGGCCGGATTCGCCGAGTTCCTTGACCAGCGCCACGTCTGCGGGCGTGAGGTTGCTGTAGGTGTCGTTTTCCAGCAGTTCGGCGGTGACGACGTGCTCGGGCACCGCGCCGAGGTTGACGTAAATCTGATCGCGCTGGGCGCGCTGCAGTTCGACGGCGGCGCGGTCGGCGTCGGAGACTTGCCACAGTGAGTTGAACTCGAAATCGAAGTTCGCCGGAACGGCGCCGAACTCGCTCATGGCCATGACGTGGTACAGGCGCTCAAGCTGGGGGCGCAGTTCCGCCTGCTGCTTGGCGCGGATCATGTCGTAGTAGTTACGCACGTCGTTGTCGCCGGTGGCGTTCAGCCCCTTGGCCGATTGGCCGTACAGGCGCGTCATGGGGATGTCGGCGGCGCCGCAGACTTCGATGATGATCTGCTGCATGATCTGCGACAGGCCCGCGAAGTTGTTGCCTTTCTTCTCGTAGCCGTCTTCCGCGTCGAGCACCAACGCCTGGGTAAAGCTCTTGCTCAGGAGCGCGGTGGTCAGGCGCCTGCGCACCTTGGCCTCGCCGTCTTGCTGCGCGAGCAGTTCGGCCAGGCCGCCGAAGCGCACCACGTCGACGTTGGCCTCGAACACCATGCTGGCGATGCCGCCGGATACGGTATCGGCGTCGCGCACCTTCTCGAAGACGCGCTGCAAAACGCTGTCGTCCCAGCGGGCGTTGGCGACCCACGCGAAGTACGGCAGTTTGACGCCGTTGAAGCGCAGCACGCGGGAGTTGTGCACGCGCACGCCGGATTCGGCGATCAGGTATTCGCGTGGTTTGCCGAAATCCGGGTCGTTGAGGTCGGTGATGAGTTCCGGCGAGGCGGCGACGCGCCAGCGGTCGAGCACGGCGAGAAAGCGCAGATCGCCCCGGCGGATGGATTCGATTTCCAGCGGCTGCTGCATGGCCTGCGCGCTGGCGATGCCGTCGCGCAGGCCCAAAACGACTACCGCGCCGCCGTACAGGCGCGACCACTTTAGGGCTTCGGCGATTTTGTCTCGAACGCCAAGGCGCTTTTCGGCGTCGGCGATGGCGGTGCGCCGGGCGTCGCCGTCGGCTTCGTCGGCGTTGATGGTGATCCATTCGCGCGTCATGTCGTCGGCGACGGCGTCCACGATGCGGCCCGATAGCCAGCTGGTGCGGTACATGGCTTCCAGCGTCATGCGATCCAGCGATGTGGGCAGTGTGTAGGTGCCGTAGCTGCGCTTGTCGCGGCTGGTGCCGAGGCCGGAGATGACGTTTTCCAGACCGTCGCGGGCAAGCGGGCGGTTGGTGCGCGCCAGCGCTGCGGAGACGGTCTTGACTTGACGGCTCATAGGTTGTCCCAGATGCTGGTTTTCTTGGCCAGCATGTCGTTGATGGCGTCGACCATCGGGTCGATTTGGTCGTCGTGGGCGTGCGTGTCGTCGGCGGTGAACGCCTCGCACTCGGCCACGAAGTCATGCACGAAGGGGGCGGCCAGCGGGATGCAGACAAGCCCGGATTCGATGTAGCTGGCCACGTCCATGACGCGGGTGAGCTTGTCTTTGGTGCGCTCGACGCCCTTGACGGGTATCGAGCCGCTGGCCTGAATGTCCTGAATCAGCCCGGTGCCGCTGGATTTGTCCTCGATGACCATGCCGCGCAGGGGCGGGTCGAACTGGCCGGTTGCCGCCCGGTGCTTCTCCCAGAACGCGATGGCGCGGCGCTTGAGCTCCGGCGCCGGCCATTTGCCGCGCACCAGGTCGAGCAGGTAGATACGGCCGTCTTCGCCAAGGCCCCAGCACTCGAACACGCTGTAGTCATTGCGCTCGGCGGTCTTCTGCGCGGTATCGCCAAAAATCTTGCGCCAGCGCAGGGGCGGCACGACCTCGTAGCGCCCGAAGTGCTGCCCCTTGATGATGTCGCCGCCCAGCGGCGAGGGGTGCTGCATGTACTGGCCGCTGAAAACGTACCTGTCCTTGGCTTCCAGTTCCAGCAGGTCGGCCAGCGGCTCCTTGTAGGGCCAGTAGCTGTAGCGTCCCTCTTTGTCGCGCTCGTCGGCCAGGCCGTCCGCCTCGATCATGGCGCGGTATTTGTCCGGCAGCGCGTCGACATAGGCGTCGTCGATCAGGGCCGGGATGTTCACGAACTCCCACTGGCCGGGCACCATGCCGGCCCGGATGAAGCCGGTCGGGTCTTCCTCGGCCAGGCGCTGCATGATGACGATGATCGGCGTCTGCGGGTTGGCCTTGCGGCTCTTGACCGTCGATACCAGCTTGCGGTTGGCCGCCGTCCGCCGGGCCTTGCTGTAGGCGTCCTCGACCTTGAGCGGATCGTCGATGATGATGGCGCCTTGCCAGCCATCGGCCATGTGGCCGGCGCGAAAGCCGGTGATCTGGCCGCCCAGAGATACGGCGTACACGCCGCCCGCTTTCTGGCCGCCGGAGACCACGTTCCAGCGCTTTTTTGACTTGGCATCGTCGGCGATGGCCAGCGGCCACAGCTCTTGGAATTCGTCGGAAGTGACGATTTCGCGCGCCGTCTCGCTGTTGAGCAGCGCGAGATCGTCCGAGTAGCTGATGTGCAAAAAGCGCGCGCGGGGGTTTAGCGCAAGCCCGCGCGCGATCAGGTTGATGGCCACCAGTTCCGTTTTGGAGGAGCCCGGCGGCACGTTGATGACGACGTTTTTCAGGCTGCCGTCGATCACGCGCTGCACGGTGTCGCTGATCAGGCGGTGGTGCCAGTTGACGCGGAACCGGATGCCCTGCCGGTGCCGGAAAAAGTAGCGCGTGAAGAACAGGTGCTCGCTCTCGCACTTGGCCTTGGCGATGGCAAGCTCAAGGGGCAGTTCAGTATTCGGCTTCGAGTCCGGCGATGACGGCTTTGATCTTGGCTTCATTGATCAGTGTCATTCGCTGCTCGATGGGCTGGCCGTCTTTGCCGGTCAGGTGGTGCGTCTGCGGCGCTTCGGCCCAGTTGGCTTGGGTTTTGAGCCAGAAAATTTGCGCGGCGGTGTTTCCGTAGGGGCTTTTCTCTGTGCCTTCCGTGGCGTTGCGGTACAGCGCGTTGGCGACCTTCACGTTGGCCTTGAGCCGCCCGTGCCGGATCTCTTTTTGAAAGTGCTTGGTCAACGTCGGGATGCTGATCGGCTTGCCGGTTTTGCCGGCGACGAACACGGGCATTTCGTCAATGCGGATGCCGAAGGCCGATAGCTGCTCGACCAGCGTGCGCTGCGCCTCCGTAGGCTCGAACGCGGCGCGGCCCGCGCCTGTGCGTTTGCCGCCGGATTTTCCCTTTGCTCCGGGCATAAGTTTTTTGCATTTGTTGGGCGCGCAATGTCTTACGCGACCGCCTCGGCCTCGAACAGCGCCGTGTCGATTTCGACCGGCCCGCAGGCCTGCGTGGCCGCCCTAGCGTCGCCTTTGACGAACACCAGTACGTTCTGGTGCGTCTTGCCGAGCTTGCGGCTTTTGACGAACCCGTCGGCGGCGCGGATGGCCAGCGATCCGGCTTGCGTGATCAGGATCGCCTCGTTGTAGTAGCTTGCCCCGGTGTCGATGAAGGCGGCGATGGTGTCGGCAACAAAGTTGCGATAGATGCCGCGCTTGTCGCGCACCTCGCCGACAACGAAGCAGGCGAAGCGGTCGGGTTTGAGCAGCGCTACCGATTTGCGGATGATCTCGCGGTACGCTTCGACGAACCCGGCGTAATCCATGTTTGACAGATCGGCGGGGTCTTTGCTGTAGCGCTCCAGGTCGGCATACGGCGGGCAGGAAAAGACCATGTCCGCCTGGATGCCTTCGGAGTGGCGGTCTATCTCGCGGCTGTCGCCGCAGATCCACGCCGGGGCGATTTCGTCATCCGGGTTTGCCTCCGCCCATTGCGCGCGGTTTTCTTCGACCTGCTCGCGGCGCAGATCGCAGCCGATGTAGCGGCGCCCGGTTTTGGCGGCTACCCAGCCGCGCACGGAGCCGCCCGCGAACGGATCCAGCACCTGGCCGCCGGGCGGGCAGAACCAGCGGTAAGCCAGCTCGCACAGCACCGGGTCGAAAACGCTTGTTCCGGTCTGGATGATTGCCTCTGGGTGCGCCTGCGCGAATTCCTCCCACGATACCGCGCGCCCAATGCCGGCCTCGTAGCGCTCCTTGGCTGTGTAGGCTTGCGGCGGCTGCGAGGA